ACTCTCGGTAATAATACCCTGGTTCTTGACAATGTTCAAGGAAACTTTACTACAAATGCATCTTACCCATTATACTATGAGAATGCTGTTGGATTTACAACAGAACTCAATGGAGTTGGTGGAGCTGTTCTACCAACATCACCAATTAGAATTAATCATGAGGGAACTTATCTCAGAGTCTTCCAAAGAAATCATGGTCTCTATTCTAATGTAAACAGAGTTACACTCAGTGACATCAGAAGTGATGCACCCCCATTGACTCTTGCTGTTGCTTATCCATCTAATTCTACAACGTTCATGACCCTTAGCAAAGCTGCTACTGGTTACAGAACATTTGAAAATATTGGTGTAGCCGGTACCAATCCTGGTTACGTCAAAGTTGGTGAAGAGATTATTAGTTATACTGGAACTAACGGTAGAACTCTAACTGGTATTACAAGAGGAGTTGATAATACCGTTGTTTCAGCACACAATGCTAATGAACTAGTTTACAAATATGAACTTGACGGTGTATCTCTAAGGAGAATCAATACAGAACACCTCCTTGCTAATGTAAATGCAAATGAACTGGATGAAGCACCCATTGGACTTGACTACTATTACGTTAAGATCCAGATGAATGCAAATGGTATTAATAGAGCTCCTGCAAACGCTGCTGGATTCCCACCACTCTACTTCAGAGAGAGCAAACTTGCTGGTGGTCCTTTCGTTAAAGGATCTTACAACCTCCCATTCAGTTTAATAACACCCAAGGTTACGACGATTACGCCTCTTGGAACTAATATCATCTCACAGGTTAGAACAATCTCTGCTGCTAGTGTATCTGGTAATCAGGAATCTTATCTTGACAAAGGATTTAAACAAGTAACACTCTTTGACAAGAATTATTTTGATGATCTGATGATGGTTGCATCACCTCTGAATGAATCTGTTCAACTAAATGCTGACACCTTCCCCGGTAAGAAGTCATTTGGTATGAATTTTACATTACTAACAAGCAATTCTCGTATCAGTCCGGTCATTGATCTTGACAATGCTGCTGTCGTATTTACAAGTAATAGAGTCAATAGACCTATCACTGATTATGCAAGTAACTTTAAGGTAAATGGTGTATCGGAAGATCCTGATAGGTTCATCTATGTAAGTAAGAGCGTAGAACTTGAAAATCCTGCAACTTCACTTCAGGTTCTTCTTGATGCTTATGTCTCTAACTTTGGTGACATCAGAGTGTTCTACGCACTTAATCAGACTGGTCCAGTTCAAGAGACTATCTTTGTTCCATTCCCCGGATTCAAGAACAAGGATATCAATGGTTCCATTCTTAACATTGCAAACAATAATGGAACACCTGATAAGAAAGTTCCTAAGGTTGATTCTTATAGCCCTGAACCACTTATCAATGAATACAGAGAGTATAAGTTTAGTGTTGATGACATCAATCCATTTACATCCTTTAGGATCAAAATCATTGGTACATCAACAAACCAAGCTAACGCTCCGTTTATCAGAAGTCTGAGAGCACTTTCATTCGCATGATGAATAATTATCTCCCAGTCGAAGGAATGGATGGCTATTATAGAGACATCCATTCTGGTGCAATCGTTAACAAAAATAATTTAGAGTATGACACTTACGTTAGTAACAGAAATAAAATGACAGAAGACAAGAAAAAATTTGAGAGTCTTCAAGTTGAGGTAGTAAACATTAAGAGTGATGTAAACGAAATTAAATCAATGCTCAATTCTATCACTGAATTATTAAATAAATAGACTTATAGATAGGACCACTATAAATGGCTCAGCCTAGTACTAGACAAGAACTCATTGACTATTGTTTGAGGCAGTTAGGTGCTCCTGTTTTGGAGATCAATGTTGCCGAAGAACAGGTTCAAGATCTAGTAGATGATGCAATTCAATATTTTCAAGAGAGACATTTTGATGGTGTATCACAGGTATATCTAAAGTACGAAATTACTGAAGCAGATATTAATAGAGGTAAAGCCAGACCACCTGGTGCAACACAAACTGAGAGTGGAACAACAGGTATATCAACCACCACAGCGAATGCTACAATTGTCGGTACTGCAACGACATTTACATTCCATGAGAATAGTAACTTTATACAAGTTCCACCAAGTGTTATTGGAATAAACAAAGTATATCAATTTGACGACTCACAATCAATGAGTATGTCAAACATGTTTAGTTTCAAATATCAGATGTTCTTGAATGACATCTACTATTTCGGAGCTACCAATCTTCTTACATATTCGATGGGAATGTCTTATCTTGAGACAATGAATTTCCTTCTGAATACTCATAAACAGATTAGGTTCAATCAAAGACAAGATAGGATGTATCTAGATGTTGATTGGAATAATTTAAGAGCAGGAGAGTTCTTAATCATTGATTGTTTTAGAGCGTTGGATCCCAATGATTCTCCAAGAGTCTTTAATGACTCATTCCTGAAACCATATCTCACAGCACTTATCAAAAGGCAGTGGGGTCAGAACTTAATTAAGTTTCAGGGTGTCAAACTTCCTGGTGGTATTGAGTTTAATGGAAGACAACTATATGACGATGCCCAGGCAGAAATCGATAGGATCAAGGAGAGCATGTTGAGTACATATGAATTACCACCCCTTGACCTTATCGGGTGATGATATATGTTAAATCCATTTTTTCTTAACGGCACATCATCTGAACAAAATCTGATTCAGAGTCTTGTCAACGAACAACTAAAGATGTATGGTGTGGAGGTTTTTTATCTCCCTAGACTTTATGCGTCTTCAAAAACCATCATCAGGGAAGTAATCGAATCTGAGTTTAAGAACGCATATCCTTTAGAAGCTTACGTCGATAGTTATGAGGGATATGGTGGTCAGGGAACCATTCTATCAAAGTTTGGTATTGAGAACAGAGATGATTTGACACTTGTCATTTCAAGAGAAAGATATGAAAACTACATCACACCACTGACAAAACAGATCTCAAATATTCAATTAGCCTCCAGACCAAAGGAAGGGGATCTCATTTATTTTCCTCTGGGAGACAGATTATTTGAGATCAAGTTTGTAGAACATGAACAACCCTTCTACCAACTCAAGAAGAATTATGTTTATGAACTGAAGTGTGAACTCTACAGATACGAAGATGAGGTCATCGATACTGGAATCGAGACCATTGACGATGAGATTGCACAGATTGGATATATTCAAACACTTAATCTGATTGGTGCCGGAAGAACTGCTACCGCAACCGCAGAACACTGTAGTTCTGGTTCAATAAGTGATATCTACATATCCAACATGGGTAGGAATTTTAGATCCACCCCTACAGTTGGATTCTCCTCTGCACCATCTGGTGGAACAACTGCGACTGGTATTGCATCAGTATCATATTCCTATCCCGGATGTAAAGGAACTAGTGGTGTAGTTCCACTTATCCTATTAACAAATGCAGGATGTGGATATACTGAAGCACCAATGATAACAGTTAGTGGTGGAGGTGGAGCTGGATTCGCAGCAACAACAGGTATTGCAACTAACGGATCTGTTAAATCAATTACAGTTACTGATGGAGGATCAGGTTATATCACCGCACCCAAGGTCACGATTGGATCAACACTTGGTGCAGGAACTACACACAACTATGCATTCTTTGATAGTACTAACCACACATTTGATTCCACAGAACATAGATTCAGTAATAGTTGGCCATCACCAAGTGAGTTTGCTGTTGGTATAGCCACTATTAGTTCCTCGGGTATTGTCACAGCCATTTACATTGTTTCTAGTGGTAATGGTTATGATTCAGCACCTATCGTTTATATTGATCCACCTAAAGCAATATCTGAAGGTGTCAGTGTTGGAGGAGAGTTTGTATTTAATGAAGTGGTCACCGGATCAACCAGTGGAACAACAGCTAGAGTTAAGGAATGGAATACGGTGACGGACACCATGGAAGTTGGTGTGATAGATGGAACATTTGTTGTTGGTGAATTACTGACTGGTTCAACTTCTGGAGCGAAGTATCTAATTGGTGATAAAAATGAAGATGATTTGGTCACACCTTTTGCTGATAATGATACTATTGAGATTGCA